ATAGACAATGGATTAAGGCACAAGACGGTACAAGCGGTTTTACACCTATCAGATTACCCTGGACTGTACACCCAGAAAGAAACCAAGAATGGAGAGATAGACAAGATGATGAATTAGGGGACAGAATGGCAGCACAAGAATGTGATTGTGATTTTACAACCTCTGGTGATACAGTATTCCCCCCTGAAATATTAAATCACATTGAAGCTACAATGTTAAAAGACCCACTAGAAAAACGTGGTATAAATAGTAGCTTATGGGTTTGGGAATATCCAGATTATACAAGACAATACATGGTTGTAGCTGATGTAGCTAGAGGTGATTCTAAAGACTATTCAGCATTTCATATTATAGATATTGAAAACTGTACACAAGTAGCTGAATTTAAAGATCAAGTACCAACTAAAGATTTTGGTAGAATATTATTTAATATAGCAACTGAGTATAATAAAGCATTACTTGTAATTGAAAATGCTAATATTGGTTGGGCTGCTATACAAGAAGTAATTGATATGGGTTATGAAAACCTATATTATAGCCCTAAAGATGAAAAATTTACTCGTGATGCTGAAGCATATATTGCTAAAGGATATGATTTAATAGATAAATCAAAAATGGTACCCGGTTTTACTATGTCACTTAGAACAAGACCATTAACTATTGCAAAATTAGATGCATACGTTAAAGAACAAAGCATACAAATTCAATCAAGACGTACATTAGATGAATTAAGAACTTTTGTTTGGAAAAATGGTCGACCAGAAGCCCAAACAGGATATAATGATGACCTAATTATGTCTATAGCTACTGCGTGTTACGTGCGAGATACTGCATTAAAATTTGCTCAGCATGGAGTTGATTTAACTAGAGCTATGCTTGCAAATACTTCTAAAGCAAATTATAACCCGTTTTTTAGTACCGCTAAAATAAATGACCCTAAACAAGCATATAAAATGAAAGTAAAGGGAAAAGATGAAGATTTGTCTTGGCTTTTAGGTTAAATATTTATACACACACAATAAATAATAAATATGGCAGATACTAGCTTATTTACAAGATTAAGACGATTATTTTCTAACGATGTTATTATAAGAAACGTTGGAGGAAAACAATTAAAAGTGATGGATGTTGATCGTATTCAAAAATACGGTAGCTTAGAATCTAATTCACTATATGATAGATTTACAAGATTACATAGACCTGTAGGTTCTTCCTTACAATATAATCCTACACTTAACTATTCATCTATGCGACTTCAGTTGTATAGTGATTACGAAGCAATGGATTATGATTCATTAATTGCACCTGCGCTTGATATTATATCTGAAGAAGCAACTCTTAAAAATGAATATGGTGATGTATTAACTATTAAATCATCTAATGAAAATGTTAAACGTGTACTTCATAATTTATTTTATGATGTACTTAATGTAGAATTTAACCTACCATCTTGGGTTCGTCAAATGTGTAAATATGGTGATTTTTATTTACATTTACAAATTTCTGAAAAATTTGGAGTATACAATGTTTTACCACTTTCAGTATATCAAGTAGTTAGGGAAGAAGGTACTGATCCAGAAAACCCCAATTACGTACAGTTTATATTAGATCCTAATGGTTTATCACAATCTAATACTTATAGTGCTAGAAGAAGTGATCAAATGAAACTTGAAAATTATGAAGTAGCTCACTTTAGATTATTATCAGATGCTGCATATCTTCCTTATGGTAGATCTTATCTTGAGCCAGCCCGTAAAGTATTTAAACAACTTATATTAATGGAAGATGCGATGCTTATTCATAGAATAATGCGTGCACCTGAAAAGAGAATTTTCTATATGAATGTTGGTGGAATCCCCCCTCAGGAAATCGATCAGTTTATGGAAAAAACAGTGGCAAGAATGAAAAAAACGCCATATATAGATCAACAATCTGGTGACTATAATTTAAAGTTTAATATCCAAAATATGACTGAGGATTTTTATATCCCAGTTAGAGGTAACGATGCATCAACTAAAATTGAAACTACTAAAGGATTAGATTATGATGGTACAACTGATATTGAGTATTTAAAGAATCGAATGTTAGCTGCTCTTAAGATTCCTAAAGCATTCTTAGGATATGATGAAAATCTTGAAGGCAAATCTACACTAGCTGCTATGGATATTCGATTTGCTCGTACAATTGAACGCCTACAAAGAACTATTGTATCTGAATTACATAAGATTGCACTAGTACATTTATATACTCAGGGATTTACAGATGCAGATTTAGTAGATTTTGAATTATCTCTTACAGGTCCTTCAATTGTATTTGAACAAGAAAAAACTGAATTATATAAATCTAAAGTAGAATTAGCTAATTCAATTTCAGATAAAAAAATATTATCTAGTGATTTTGTCTATAAAAACATATTTAATTTATCTGATAAAGAAATTGAACATGAAAAGCAAAGATCTCTAGATGATGCTAGTCATATCTTTAGGTTAAACCAGATAGAAAATGAAGGAAATGACCCTATAGAATCAGGTGAATCATATGGCACGCCTCATGACTTAGCTAGTTTATATTCTACTAAAAGAGATAAAACCATTAAAGATGTTCCTGATGGTTATGATGAAGAAAAGCCAGGAAGACCAGCTATAAAATTAAGTCGTTATGACACAGATCAGGCTAATACTGGTCGTGATCCTTTAGGTAAAGCTGGATTAACAGCTGATGATTCTCCTAATAGAACTAATAATGTATCTACATTTGCATTAGAAGAAAATTCAAGATTACTTAAAAAATTAGCATTACCTAAAAGTACTAAAAAACAAATTCTAAAGGAAAAAAACACTTCATCATTATTAGATGAAAAAAACATAATAGATGAGTAATCTTCAAAGCTCCTCATATATTTATATAGGAATAAAACAATTCATGCATGAAACCTAAGCATTCCAAGTACAAAAATACGGGAATATTATTTGAACTTTTAACGAGGCAAATTACCTCTGAAACTATTTCAAATTCACATCCAAAAGCTGTAGGCATTCTAAAAAAATTTTTTAGTAATAATTCTACTTTATTAAAAGAGTACCAAATATATCATGCTTTATTAAATAAAAAGTTTAATAAAGAAGCTAATGCTGCGGTATTATTAGAAACATTAGTTAATGCCCACTCTAAACTTAATAAATCTGCATTAAGAAGAGAAAGATATAATCTAGTTAGAGAAATTAAAAATGTTTATAATTTAGAAGATTTTTTTAAAGCTAAAATTAATAATTATAAAGTATACGCTAGTGTTTATAATTTACTAGAAAATAATTCTTCTAATCCTTTACATGTTGTAAATTCTAAAGTTATAATACTAGAACATATAACAGAAAAAGGTCTTCCTAATAAGCCTAAAAAAGATATGGTTATGGAAGAATATGAAAAGTTTGATAAAGAAACTAGAGCATTAACATATAAAATGTTAATGGAAAAGTTTAATGAAAAATATGCTGGTTTAAATAAAAACCAAAGAACTTTATTAAAAGAATATGTTTATAACATATCTAATAGTCCTAAGTTAAAGCGTTTTATTAATGAAGAAATTAATAATGTAAGAGCTGAAATTAAAGAATTATCTAAAAAAACTGATAAAGTTACTCAAATTAAATTAAATGAGGTAGTAAGTTTAATAAAACCTTTATGTAAAAAATCATCTGTTCATGATGATAATGTAGTTAACCTTTTAAATTATTATGAACTGGTTAATGAATTAAAATCATTATAATGAAAATAGATGAACTTAGGAATATTATCCGTG